TATAGGCAATAAAGAAGTGTTTTTTAACGCGAAACTTTCTAATCTTTTAGGTTTTGTCGAACAAATGTTCTAATTTCTTATTTGTGTTGTAGTGTAAACTTGAGGACAATCGCCACCTTCACAACAAGCAACCACTTTTTGCTTAAATTGAACACATTTTTCGTTATAACAGTACAATCCTGCCTTTATTTCAAATAATATTGAGTTACAGACAGGACAGTTCGGTTGAGTTAAGATTTCTTCCTATCAAATTGACTAAATACTTCGTCAATTTCCTCCATAGTAAGCTTTCCGTCATCAAGATATGCTCTTGATAAATCTTCAGCTACTTTTACACAAGCTAATGTACCGGCTAGTAATATTGCCTTATAGATATCTACACCAATTAATGTACCGGCACCGATTGTTGCTAGTCCGTTTGCAATAAAGGTCGCAATCATTCTTCCAAAGATTTGCCTAATCTTTGCAAACATTCCTAGTTTCTTTTTTTTCTTCTTCGCCATGTTCTTCCAATACTCCTCTCGGGTCGCAAGAAAGAGAGGAGTTTATCTATAAGGAGGCTAACCAAATGGAATGGCTAGTCTGATTTAATTATATCATCCAAGTTAAAAATGGAATTCATTAGCACAAAATTTTAATTCCTCGTTTCTTTCTGAAATATTTTTGAGAAACAAATTTTTGATTTCCCTGCTAATGTTTTTACACAATGATTTTAGATTACATACTATACGGAATGAGATTCAAGGTAGATAACGAACACATACTCAGAATAGATAGAAATGTAATTGTAGATTACTGGAAGGCTGATGACTTGTCAGATGTCAAGTTAGAGGTAGAACGACATATGATTAAAAATCATAATCTATACAAAAACATCTTAATTGAACTATAATAAAACCATTAGTTGTAAAGAAAGGTTGTATGATGTATATGTCGGCTCCACTAACCGATATCCTCCCATCACAGGCTAACTCTAAGGGGTTAGCCATATACATCGAAGTTTGCGCATGAGAGTTCAATGGGAACCAGACAAAGAATCCTTTCAGGAATTTAAGCAACGCAAATCATCAGTTGGTGGTTTGACGGGTATGGGGCAAAAGAATAAACCCCTTGAGAAGTTATCTAACTTGAGAGCTCAAGCCTTAAAGAGAGCAAAAAATAAATGCGAGTGGGCTAACTGCAATCAAACTAAATGGCTTGAAATGGCACACTTAGTTGCAAGAAGTCTTGACTCTACAAAAAGAGCAGATATAAATAATGTTACAATGCTCTGTAAAAGACATCACGATATTTTTGACGGTAGAACTATTTCCGGTTCTAAAAGAGAATACATAGAACTCTTATCTGCATATCTTAAGCTACAATGGTCGAGGAGGTAAGTATGGCGTATGAGGAGCTTATAGAAAAAAACCCCGAAGCTGTTGTATGGGATGGTTTTGAAGATGCATATCTTGGTTATAGTGGGATTGTTCCTGAAAGTGAAAATAAAGCAATTGCTGTTTATGATTACTGGACAATATTAGATATCGTTATTGAAGATATGTACGAAGACTTAGAAGAGCCAATTGGTGAAGAAGAAATAACATACGATGCAATTTTATATATTGAGAAAAATATTCTTAGTAAAAATCTCGGTCCTTATACTCCGATGGTAGTGTATAAGGAAATAAATGCCTGAATATATAGTTGAACTACCTACATTACACGAAGCACAAGAAGAAGTAGCTAATTCTGAAGCTCGTTGGAAAATTCTTTGTGCAGGTCGTAGATTTGGAAAAACTAGATTAGGTGTTCAAATGTGTTTACAAGTTGCACTTGCCGGTGGTAGAGCTTGGTGGGTTGCTCCTACATTTTCAATAGCTAGAGTTGGTTGGAGAGATATAGCTGCTTCAGCAAAATCATTTCCTAGAGAAATTGAACCAAAAGTTTCGTTAGCTAATATGCAAATAGATTTACATTCAGGCGGTTCTATCGCTGTTCGTTCTGCTGATAACCCACAAAGATTAAGAGGTGAAGGTTTGGACTTTCTTGTTATGGACGAGGCTGCTTTCGTTAAACCAGAAGTTTGGCAAGAAGTATTAAGACCAACATTGACAGAAAGAAAAGGGTCAGCATTATTTATTAGCACTCCTATGGGAAGAGATAATTGGTTTTTTGATTTATGGGAAACTGCAGAAGAAGCAGAGAATTGGGAAAGGTTTAGATTTGCTACTGTAGATAATCCTATGATTGACCCTGAAGAAGTAGAAGCTGCGAAAGGTGAAGTTGGTTCTATTGTATTTGCTCAAGAATATTTAGCAGAGTTTGTTGATGCTGGTCAAGGTATGCTTAAACCAGAATGGATTAATTATTTTAATATAGTTGAGGAAAGACAAGGACCTAGCAATGTTTATCCGTATAACACAAGCGTAGTAGATAAAGCTATGGTCAATGGAACAGAACACTATATGAAAGATTTGAAAAAATTTGCTATTGTTGATTTAGCAACTACTACAAATAAAGATTCAGATTTTACTGTAATAACATCATTTGCAATAACTCCCGATAATAAATTATTAGTTTTTGATATGGAAAGAGCTAAATTAGAAGGACCAGACATCATTCCAGCAATTAAAAGGGTTTTTGAAAAAAATAGGTTACAATATGTAGGAATAGAACGCCAAGGTTTTCAAACCTCAATTATACAAATGGCACAAAGGTCAGGTATAAGAGTAAGAGAACTTAAAGTAGATAAAGATAAAGTAACTCGTGCACTCCCATTATCTGCTCGTATGGAGTCAGGAGATGTTTTCTTCTTAGCGGATAGTTATTGGCTACCCGAAGTAGAGAGGGAACTTATGACTTTTCCAGTAGGAGCACATGATGATATTGTTGATACATTATCTTATGGCGTTATGATGTTGCAAGAACGAAGAAGCTGGAGTGCATATTAATGGCTGAAAACAAGTCAAGATTTCAAAAAGCAGTAGATTGGTTAAATTCACCAACTAGTGCTCAAATAAGAAGACAAGAAAAAGGTTTATTACTTAATCAATCCCAATATTCATATTTGGGTGGTGGTCAATCTGGTTGGAATACAACTTCTGGTTATTTTGACCATAAAATGCTTAAAGAAATAGGCGATGGAACTGGTAACTCCGCAGTTATCGCTTGTTTGAATGTATTATCTACAGCTTTTGCAGAACCTAACTTATTAGTTTCTACTAGAAATAGCGAGGGTGATTATATAAAAAATATGAATCATCCTGTTGCAGCTATGTTAAGGTATCCAAATCCTTATATGTCTCAAAACTTATTAGCAAATTATATAATTACTTCTATTAATGCTAACGGAGATGCTTTTCTTTATAAGAATAGAAATAAATCCGGAAAAGTTGTCCAACTTATACCTTTAATGCCTCATTTAGTTGAAGTAAAAGGAAATGAAAATGAATTAATTACTCATTATGTATATACACCTTCAAAAGACATAGCAGTTGGCGACCCAATAAGAATAGAAAAAATAGATATGATTCATTTGCGTCAAAATGTTGACCCATTAGATATGCGTAGAGGTTACGCACCATTAAAAGGAGTTTTAAGAGAAATAGCTGGAGATGAAGCTGCAGGACAATACACAGCTGCTTTATTGCATAATATGGCAGTTCCGGGAGTTATATTATCACCTAGAGATGATGCAATGGGTGGTCCAACTAGAGAAGAAGCTGAAGCTATTGCTGAAATGTATAAACAAAAATTTGGCGGACAAAACAGGGGTGCTCCAATGGTACTATCAGGTGCTATGAATGTAGAAATAGTTGCATTCTCACCTGACCAAATGAAATTAGCTGAATTGAGAAGAATACCCGAAGAAAGAGTCTCAGCAGTACTTGGCGTTCCAGCTGTTCTTGCAGGTTTGGGTGCTGGTCTTGATTCAGCTACTTACTCTAATACAAAAGAACTCAGAGAATTCTTTACTGAATCTAAAATGGTTCCTTTGTGGAGTATGGTTGCACAAGAATTGACACATCAATTGTTAAAACCAGATTTCCAAGGTAGTGACAATGAATACTGTGAATATGATATTGACAATGTAAGAGCACTTGCAGATGACAAAGATAATCTATATAAAAGAATGAACACAGCAGTCCAAGGTGGTTGGGTGACTATTGGAGAAGCTAGAAAAGTAGTTGGACTTGAAGCTGATGAAAGACACGATGTTTACTTAAGACCACTTAACATGATTCAAGTTGAAGAAGACGGTACACCATTATTAAATGACCCAGCAGAAGCTCCAGATGAAAATTCAAAAGATGTTTTATCAACAGGCACAGTTCCTGTAGAAGCTACCAGAGAAAGAGTTTTATTAACTCCTACTGGCAAAGATGAAGAGAAGTATATTGCTGAAATGCCTAATGGTGCTTTCTGTGTATTAGACCATGACACTAATGAAATTATAAAGTGTTTTGATACAAGAGAAGAGGCAGAAGCTTTTCTTGGTAAAAAAGAATTAAATATCCAAGTAACTACTGAAGAATCTTATGACAATTATATACAGGAAAAATTCAAATCAGATGTTGAAGAAAGAAGAGAAGAGAAATTGTCTTTTTCAGATGTTGAAATTGAAAAAGTAGCAAATGATAATATATCAGTAATATCTGAAATTGTCAGAAAGCACAATAAAGAAAATCCTATGTATAAAGCAGATATCAGAGTTTTAGTAAAAGTATTTCTACGAGGAGTAGAAGCTTATGATAAACAAGCAGGGAAAAATAAAAATCCAATTGATGCAACTGATTGGGGTGTAGCAAGAATCAAAGGTTTCTTACATGCTCTTAGTACAGGTTCATACAAAAGGAAAAAATACGACTTAGACTTATTACCAAAAAATCACAACCTCTTCAGTGGATAAACCACGATTATTGACTTTATAATATAAAATAAACATTAACGCACATCTCATCTAACTATTGTTAATAAATTAATTTATTAAGAAGGATGTATGGATAATTTGCACGAGTCTAAAGAAATAGACATTGAGCTCAAGAAAGATTCAGGACAGGTTAAAGCTGTCTTTTCAGTTTTTAACTCACTTGATTCTGACGGAGATGTAGTAGTTCCCGGAGCTGTTAAGTCCGGATTCAAAAACGATAAAGTTCCAATGGTTTGGAGTCATAACTGGGATAAACCAATTGGAAAAGGTACAATCAAACAAACCGATAATGAAGCACTATTTGAAGGTGAATTCTTTATGGATACCGAATCAGGTAAAGAGGCATATAACTTAGTTAAGAATATGTCTGATATGCAACAATGGTCATTTGGCTATAGAGTTAATGACGCTGAAGTTTCTGAGTTTACTCATGATGGTGAAGAAGTTGATGCAAGATACCTTAAAGATTTAACAGTATTTGAAGTTAGCCCAGTTCTTGTTGGTGCAAATCAAGATACATACACACTAGCTATCAAATCAAATAAAGAAGCTTTGAAAGAAATAGCCGAAGTAGCAGAAGTAAAAGATGTTTTAACTACAGAAAGTATGAACCAGCCAGACCCAGCTGAAAAACCAGCTGAAGAGGTTGTAAATGAAAAATATGCAGCTTGTAACCATGAGAAAGATGGTTCTTGTGCTAAGGAAGGAAAAACAATGAAAGATACTGAGGTTAAAGAACAAGATGTTGAGAAAGTTACTTTCTCACAGCAAGTTAAAGAAGTGCTTGCCGCTTTAGACGACTTGATGACACGAGCTACCGCCATTGCGATGCTGCGTGCCAAAGATGGAAGGAAGATAGGCGAAGCCGCAACTAGAGCTTTAAGGTCTGTTCAAGAAGACCTTACTGATGCATGGACTGAACTCGATGAGTTTATCAACGAGGTTGGTACAGAAGAGGTTGTGGAAGAATCAGAGGAAGTTGAAGTTCCTGCTGAAGAAACAGCTGAAGAAGTAGTTGAGGAAGAAGTTACTGAAGAAGAAGTAGCTGAAACCCCAGTTGAAGTTGAAGAAGAAGTAGTTGAATCTGCTCCGGTAGAAGAAGTTACTGAAACTCCAGTTGAAGTTGAGGAAGAAGTTGTTGAATCTGAAGAAGTTTCTGAGGAAGCTACAGAAGAAGTTGTTGAAGAAGTAGAAAACGAAACTGATGATGATTTTGACGCCTTATGGTTAGAAGGACAGCAATTAATCGCTGAATCTATAGATGCTGAATTATCTATAGACGCCGAAATTAACGAATAAATTATAGGAGAAACACACTAACATGAGTAGAGTAGAAGACTTAAAAAGTCAAATTGCTAAATCTCGTGAAGAACTTAAGAGTGCCTTCGATTCGCAAGAAGACGGCAAGTACTCAGCTGAAGCCAAAGAAAAAATCAAAGGCTACAATGACGAACTTGCTGGACTTGTTGATGATTTACAAATAGAAGAAGCTAAAGTTAAAAACGAGAAAGCCATGGAAGTCAATGTGGATAACGAACCTGTTAATTCTATTCCTAACCCTTCAGACGCACCAGTTGCACCAAAATCAATTGGTGAGCAATTTGTTAACACAGATGCTTATAACAACTATGCTGAAAAAGGAGTTAAGGGAGTAGATTCTAATGTTGAGTTCAAAACAACATTAACTACTACAGGTTATCCACCTGAGAGCTTAAGAGCTCCGGGTATCCTAGAAACTGCTTTAAGAGACCCTAATAGCGTTATTGGATTGTTTGACCAAATCAATACAAACCAAAATGCTTATGTTTATCTTGAAGAAACAACATTCACAAACGCAGCTGCTGAAGCAGCAGAGGGCGCAGCCGCAGCTGAGTCAGCTCTTGCTTTCACAGAAAGAACAGAATCAATCAGAAAGATTGCTACTTTCTTACCTGTAACAGACGAGTTGTTAAGTGATGTTGTTGGAGTACAAGGTTATATCAACTCAAGATTATCAACAATGATGAAATTGAGATTAGATAATCAACTTATGGATGGTGACGGCAGTGCCCCTAACCTAACTGGTGTATTGAACAAGTCAGGAATTAATTCCTTTCAATATGGTTCATACTCTGGAGAATTAGGAAGACTAGGACAAGTATATGCTGCTATCACAGAAATCAGGAAAGACGCTTTCGTTGAACCTGATGCAATCGTATTACACCCTTCAGACTGGTTAGATATTGTAACATCTGTTACAGATATCACTACTACTACATCTGGTGCTGCACCTAAGAACCCATTGTTCATGGTTGCAGGCGGATTTGGTGAATCAGTACAACCAAGACTTTGGGGCTTAAAGGTTGTAGCATCTACAGTTGTAAATGCTGGAACAGCTCTTGTAGGTAAATTTGGTGGCGGAGACGCTGCTCAAGTTATCATGAGAGAAGGCGTTGACCTTGCAGTTTCTGATAGCCACAGTGATTTCTTTATTAAGAATCAATTAGCAATTAGATTAACAATGCGAATGGGTTTTGCTATTTATAGACCTACAGCATTCTGTAAAATCACACAGTTCTAAAATTTTTAGAATTGAATTTGTATATAGGGGGAATTCGTATTCCCCCTTTATGCAGGAGGAGGAAATATAAATTATGTTAATGGGCGACAGAAATGATGTTCATGCATTCGGACTTATAAAAAGAGACAAAAAATTTTTTAATGAATCACAAAAAATAATTGAATCTTTTTTGAAAGTATCAAACGAATTATCGAGCAAACAAGAAGAAGAATAAACTTAAATTACAATTATTGGAGTAGAATATACAACTATGAGTGAATATATAGTACCAGAAAAAGATATTTGGAAGCTTCCTGACGGGAAAGTTTGGGAAGGCGTTAGAGCTGATTTACCAGTAAGTCAAGCTGATATTATCGCCAAAGCGGGAAAAGAATATCCAGTTGCTCACCTAAAAGAGCAAGGTTGGAAAAAAGCTGCTAAGAAAGCAGCTCCTGCTAAGAAAAAAGCCCAAAAACCTGCAGAGAACAAAGCAGCTAAAGTAGAAAAAAAAGATAAGTAAGGAGTCATAATGGCTCTTTGTGCCTACGGCGATGTAGAGACTTTTTTAGAAATAGATTTAGATTCTACAGTTCAAGGTCATGTTACTAATACTTTTATCCCTTATGTGGATGCTGCTATTAAAAGATATGTCGGTTACGACATAGAAACAGCTACACATACAGAAGTATTTGACGGTGGCGAACAACAAAACCTATTTTTAAGACATTTACCTATTACTTCTATTACTTCAGTTACTGAAGATGGTCATACCCTTACAGAGGGTAATGAAGAACATTATGTTTATTATGACAATGGTAGATTAGATAGAATCAATGTTCGTTGGTCAGGAATTAAGCCAAAAAATGTAACTGTTGTTTATGTTGGTGGATATGCTGCTAACGCTATTCCAGACCAAATAAAATATACATCAGCTAGAGCTACTGCTAGATTATTAATGACTTCTTTACAAATTTCAGCAAAAGCTGATACAGGAGCAGTAAGTACTCATTTAGCTGGTAATACCACTGCAACTAATTTTGATGTTGCACTCACCGAAAGAGTTGGAGATTATGATGTTGCATTTGCAGATGTTGTAGTACAAAACCTACAACCTGTACTGTCTAATTCAGATATGGCAATGTTAAACCCCTTTCGTTCAAGATTCTTTGTATAATTAATACATGGTACATAGGAAAGCACCTACTGTGGAGGAAGCACGGGAGCTATTCTTAAATGACCCTAATAAAATGCTTAGAGAATGGGCTGATGAGTGGGGAGTCACTCATGAAAGGGTCAGGCAACTAAGAATAGAATCAGGAGTGCCTTCTCGTTCTGCGTATAATGAAAATGTTGCTGATGCAATTATAGAAATAATTCAAAGCGGTCGCGGAGGTCTTACAACAAATAGAACATATGAAGGTCAACCTATTGGATATGAAAAATTCAAAACTTGGATGGATGAAGAAGAAGGTTTAGAAGAAAGAGTATTAGAAGCACAAAAGATTGCTGCTAAAAATCTAATTGACCCTATTGAAAAACAATGTAAATATTGTAGAGAATGGTTTGAAATTGATAACTTCAAAAGAACTCAGAAGTACCAAGATGGCTATACAAAATTTTGTAAGGATTGTTTAGATTTATTAAAAAAGAAAAAAGAGGATTCTGGAGAAGAAAAAATTAAACATTGTATATCTTGTAAAGAGGATAAAAAAATATCAGAATTTTCTAAAAGTCCTAATGCTCCTGACGGATTAAAATTAATCTGTAAAGATTGTCATCTTAAATATAAAAGGAAGCAGAGGAGAAAGAATGCCAAGATATGAGTACAAATGTACAGGGTGCGATTATTTACTTGAAAAAGAACACAGTATAAAAGAAGACCCAGAGATACTTTGTATTCAATGTAACTCTCTTTGTAAAAGAATAATCAGTAGCAATATTTTATTCCAAACTCCCATTGATGTAGATTGGCAAGCGGACCCTAAAAATGCAGGGAATGTTCAACAAAGAAAATTTAATGCAGCAAAAAGGAAAAAACAGATATGGTAGATGATGAAATTTCTGAAATAAAACATGGTACTGGTGAGTATATTCTTAACTATGAAGATTTTTCTATAACTCCAGACCCAGTATATGAAGGAATATATCATGTGACATCATTCATTAAAGCTATTGACTTATGTATTGGTAATCAAACAAGAAAACAGAATATACCTATTCATGAAAATGTTGATATTAAAAATATAAATCCTCTTGTTGTCAAAAATATTAAAAAAGAATTGTATCAAGAGTATGGTCAATCTACATTTTTCCATTTGAAAACTCAAGGAATTAAAATACTTATTAGAGATTGTGAAATATTAGAACAAGATAAAGTTATAAAATTTATTGTTAGAGATGCTAAAAGAGAAGGAATTATTGATGGTGGTAATTTATATAATATTATTAAAAATGCAAACCAAGATAAGTTGAATAAAGAAACATATGTAAAAATATCTTTTATTATCGGCGATTTTGATAACGATGAAGAATTTGTTGAATCTCTATCAAATAAGATGCAAACCAATACTTATGGAGAAATAAAAGAAGATGAACTACTTTGGATTAAAGAAGTTGTAGATGAAACTTCTTACAAAGACAGAATAGATGAGTTAACAATCCTTTCTTATATAAATATATTTAGAAATAATGTTTACGATGCAGATGTAGAAAGTCAACCAGTTATATCTTATAGTAACAAAATGGCTGTGTTGGAAATGTTTAGAGAAAATCCTGAATTATTCAAAAGATATAAAAATATATTGAAAGATATTTTATATTTGTATGATTATGTCCAATATAAAGCAAGTACATTATGGAATAGTAAGCAAGGTTCTTTTGGAAGTTTAGGATTAACTGCACCTTATAAACAAAAAGGATACGAATATCCTATGTTAAATAAAGATGATGATTATAAATTGCATGAATCTGTAGTTTGCTTGTTACTTAATGGTTTAAGATATTTTATAATTTATGACAGTGAATTAAATGCAATCTGGTCAAAAGATTTTGAAGATATAAAAGTAATATACGACAATCTATCTAGTGAACTTATCAAAATTATTAGAGATTATAATATTCAATTAGGTGGCAATCCACATAAATTAGGACAAAGTAATATGCTTTATAGCACAATCTATAAAGAAGTTCTAATGAACCAGATATTAAATAACAATCTGTAAACAGCTAGTATAGTAATACTATGCCTATTAAACACAGAAATTTACCAGAGACTATAAATATACAAAGAGTTGCTGAAACAAATGTTGATGAACGAGGACTTCCAAGCGATTCTTGGTCTAATAACTCTACAAATATTAGAGCTAAACTAGAAAGCCAAGGTCAAGAAGAAGACAGAGATGGTAGAAATACTACTGTTGAAACATTCGTAATCTATGTTCCGGGCGATACAGATGTTGTAGCTGGAGATAGAATAGTTCACGGAAGTGATAATCACGAAATAATAATCATAACTCCTGTTAAAGACAGATATGGAAATGTTTGTTACAAACAAATCCAATCATATGTTA